TAAATTAATGTACATCTGCCCATGTCTTGCCTTGTTTTGACTCGGCTGCGATTGGACATCTTAAGTTGTAGTATTCTCCAGCCATTTTTGCTGCTTCTTCAAGTAAATTTCCTAGATTTACAGCATCTTCTTGTGGTGTTTCGTATTGCAACTCGTCATGGACAAACGCCAATTGATGAGTGTGGACATTGTGTATAGCATTATTAGCTATAACCATCCATCTTTTAGCAATAACGCCAGCACTACATTGGAGGAGATAATTTAAGGCTTTGTGCCGGCTATCGACCAGCACCCTTCTTCCGTCACATGCCAGCAAGTACCCGTTAGAAGACTTATTTGAAACCGCGTCCAATAAGTCTGAGAGTCCCTCGATTGCAGCAACGAAAGCCTTTCGGATCTCGGATCCTTTTTTACTGGCTTCCTTGGGTTGTAAAGTGTTATCAAAACTTTGTCCTAATTTAATATTTCCCGCGCCATAGAGAAAGGCATAAGTGACAGTCTTAACTTGTCTTCGGGTGATACCTATTTTGTCAGCGTTAACTTGATGAATATCATCATTGAGTAATATGTCGGCATATCGACCTCCGTCATATCTGCCTAAGTAATGCGCCAGCATTCTTAGTTCAATTCCGCTTAAATCCGCTCCAACCATAGTCATACCAGGGGATGCGGTAAATAGTTCTCTAAATTCTTTATCTGCTGGAACTTGCCCTAAATTTGGTTTACGATGAGCACATCTAAATGTGTTCGTACTAACCGAGCAATGGTGATGTATACGATGTTCAGTCGTAACAAGCCTGTTCCAAGCGTTCACGCCTTCGGATATCATTCCAAGCTTTTTCTTTATCGTCAAACATTTCGCACATAGAAGCGAGAAGGGAATATTTATCTCCGTCAATGTAATCTCGTCTATAATTGGTTTCCCAGTCGTGGTGGTCTTGTTCAATTTGACTTTGAAATGAGTCTTCAGAATCCATGCTATGTGGTCTCGTGATGTTGGGTTAAACTCCTTTATTCGTTGTATTTCACATCCTTCTCTGTATCCTTGTGTTGCGTTATCTCGTTTAGGAGTGAACAACGATCCTGCAACGAAAGGGAATTGTCCTCGAAGTATTGCTTGAGTTTGCTCCATCTCGCTTCTGAGAGATGACTCAAGTTTGAAAGCTTTTGGTTCATCAAAATACCATCCATGTATTTCCTGTTCAGTTAAAATTTCTGCGACTTGATGCTCTAACGAACACCAGTCAGGTAAGGGCGGAAGTGTTCGCATAATTTAGTTGTTACTTGTACGTCTTGTACGCAATAATCTTGCATTTCTTGTGACCATTCTTTCCAGTCACTTGTTTTACCAAACTCTCCTTTATATTCTCCTAACCGATATCCATAAGCTTCTAATGAATGTCTGCCATACAGTTGTAATGGCATTCTTGATATGTTTCTTTTCTTATCTATCTCCATCATGTTTGGATGATATAACCTAGATAAGACAAGAGTATCGACAACATTATTACAAGGCTCAAACCAAGAATAAGTTTTCCGAAGAACAGGTATATCGTAGCCAATAATATTATGACCAACGATGACATCAGCATGGGTGAGCCAATGCAAAGCCTCCGTGATCGGGTAGCAGTCACTACCTTGATTATTAAATACGAAGGTTTCTTCCTTTTGGGAGTCATAGATGGCGATGCAATGTATCTCAGAAACGTCATGTAATAGTCCGTTAGTTTCGCAATCAAATACGAGCATTTGACTTTGCGACATAAGTTTTATCCTTAAACTTTGCTTTTTTCTTTGCTTGTTTAGAGGGTGGGTTTGGTTTTTTTAATTCATCCAGTTCAGAAGTCTGTGCTGGGATTGAAAATTGGGTCCGTAGTTTCATTGAATTTACAGGTGGTTTTGTCGTATTTCAATTGAGCAGCCACACCTGTCTCGCCTGAGTATCTATTCTTTAAAACTCTTAATGTCGAGACATCAGCGGGGTTCTGCTGATCGCGCTCTAAGGCAAGGACTGTATCAGATAATTGGCTAATTGAGGCTGATCCTCTAAGCATTCCAATTGATACTTTCTGTCCGTCTTCTATTGCCTTATCTCCTTGCGCTCTTCTTAAGTGAGAAACTAAAAATAATTTAATTCCTGTACGTTCAACCAGACTCCTTAAGTTAGTCATGGTTTGATCTATCATTCTTCTTTCATCTCCATCTAATCCACTAAGTAATATGGATAGGTGGTCAAGAAAAATTACTTTTATATCTAAGCCCAGAGCCATATATTCAATGCGACTGTAGATAATATCCGCAGATAAACTACCAAAATGGTCGTATAAATAAAGGTTCCAACCCAAGATAGTGGAATCGTAGGCATCTTTTAGGGTGGTGTATTCATGTTCGCCAAGGTGCAGGGCTTTACCCACAGCTACTGACATAAGTCCTAGTGCTGTTCGCCTGTTGGATTCCTCCAATGCAATGTAACCAACTTTTTCTCCCTTATTTAACAACTCTGTTGCAAGCTGCCTACAAAACGTAGACTTACCTTGACCAGTACCAGCTGTAATCGTTGTTAACTCACCATAGCGTATGCCATGGGTCATAGATTGCAGTCCAGGAAAGGGATATTCGTGATTACATGGTGGGCTAGGAGTAGTTACTGCCTCTAATAAAGATTTCGCACTGACAATGCCATCAGGTTCATAAGGTTTCGCATCCCAGATAGCACGGCGTATAGCGTCCGCATCATTAGCCTGTAAAGCATCACTGGCATCCTTGTAATTATCCGCCAAGTGAGCAATTTTAACTGTCCCTTGCGGTAAGACAGCAGCCACTTGCTCTGTCGCTCTTTTGCCCGCTTCATCATTATCAAAGAATAAGATGATTTCCTTATAGCCTTGTAAAAAAGGTATTTGTTTTTGAATGTCTTTTCTGGCTCCCGCTGCGCCATGTGGCAACGAAACCATCGGCCAGTTTTCCATTGCTTCATAGCAGCTCGCAGCATCTAGTTCACCTTCAGTAATAACAATACGTTTACCAGTACTAGGGAATAAATGCTGACCAAATAAGGTGTCAGTGGAAATTCCTTCATATTTAAAGTTTTTTAATTTGTCTTTGGTTTTGAATCCTTTAAGGCATCCAGAGCCATCGAAATAAGGGAAGCGTAAGTGTGTCTGATCTCTATAGATTTTGTATTTTTCGCAGGTTTTTTCGCTAATTCCTCGTTTTTGCAGCCTTTGGGCTGATCCTTTAAAACTAACATTGTTTTGCATGTGATGAGTGTGTTGTTGCCCATCTCCAGCCTTCCTAGTATGACAACTGAAACAGAAGGTATGACCGTCCGTGTACACCGCTAGTGCATCGGACGAGCCACAGTCTGGACATGGATCGTGTCTTATAAATTCGCTTTCAGTCATGTAAGCCAATCAATAGGTATGGCGTGAAATGCACACCATTTAATTCCATATCTTTTGCACCATTGTGCATAAGTCGTCTTTGATTTTTTATTAATTTTTTTATATGGGTCTTGGAAGACCATCCTCAAATCTATATTTGGATTATCTTTAATAACCTGTCTTACTTTTCTTCTGTCTTCAGGTCTCCAAAACCCCTTTGTTTCAAGACATATTCCATTAGGTAAAACAAAGTCAGGTGTGTACTTATGTTCGATGGTGTAAGAAAAACTTACTCCTTCATATTCATAATCAACACCTAACTCACATAAAAGATCAGAGACTTTTTCCTCTAATCCTGATTTGAACATTAGAAGTCATCGTCAGGAACAACTTCTTCTTCAGTTACTGTGACGTTTGGTTCATCAGCTTTAAAGCCTTGTGTTTTACCAAACAATTCAGCTACACCATCTTGATCCAAGTCGCCAGTGTCGACACCAGCTCCGGTTTGGACTGATACAACTTGAACGCCCGAAAGCTTAAGACTAGTACCATAGGTAACGCCATCACGAAGTATATAAGGCTTTTGAATAAAGCCAAGCTTTACTTTTGACCCTTCATATACCGGTGTATCTTCATTAGTTATTGGTGTACCTTCTGTATCTACAACAGGTGGTTTCTTATCTTCAGCCCATGAAAATTTAATAGTAAATTCTCCATCAGCAACCTCTTCCCAAGGAGTAGGTTTTAATGTAGCTCTCTTTGGATTCTTTAGCTTTGACTCTGCCCATTTAAGACAGTCAGCTCTTTCTTCTTCAAGCTTTTCAACTAAATCACTACCGACAACAGCCTTAAGTGAATAGCCAAATTTGCTTGGCTTCAGTACAGCCTGATAACCAGATAAAGTTACAGGCTCTTGTGTTATGTGTATGTTTCTTGCCATTAACAGAAAAAATAAGTGGAATCAATTACTGACTCTGGTTTCAGATCGCCAATAATCGGTGGTTCAGTCTTTGCGTTTATTGCTTTAGCAAAGTCTTTTAAAAAGTCATGCTCTGCAAAGAGATGCATGTAGGTGTCCCGTACCAATGTGGACAGGTGAGTCATATCAGTAGCTCTACATAGTACGGAATCGTGTATTAGAGATATAGGTGCATCAAACTTAGTAGCACTTAAATGCAGCAAACTAGCGTCCAATGAATGGATAAGGTTAGGAGCTGTAGCATTCTTGTGATGCCTAAGATCTACACCTTTTTCTTCATCTAATACTTTTATTTGACAACGACCTAATAGTTTAAGTTCCACAATCTTGTGGTTATGTTTCATTAAACGTTGATTGACACAAAAGCCAGAAGGAGTAGTCCAAGATATATCTTGTGCTCCTTCCTTAATTGCATTAGAAACTTCTTGTTCTATCCAACGCATAACCCTCATAGGTCCTGGTACGACTGACTCCATCGCATCTCGGACTGCTTTAACTATTTGTGTTAGTTCGTCTTTATCAACCTCAATATCTATATCATTAAAAGCATCTCTTATATATTGCCTGTTGCTAAAAGGTTTAGCGTTATAAGGTATGGTCATAACGCATCTTTTAGTTTTCTTCCTATCCCAATATGGTCTAAGTCTTTCAGGTATATTCGGTAAGCTTTCTTTAGCTATAACTGCATACGCATCTTGAGGTTTATCACTTGGTATTACATTGACCAAGCTTGCTGTGGACTTATCGCGAGCTAATCCAGCCAAGATCTGTAGACCTGAGCATGTAGCATCGGTTGCCACTGGTAGACCAGTAGTAGTTTTACCAGTCATTACCACGTCATAGTATTCTTTACACGCAGCTAAGAATTGCCAAGGTTCATCAGCATTTTCCCAGTCACCAATATTAGTTATTGGGTCCGTAGCTACACGCATAATCAATAATATGTTTTCTCTTGTTGAAACCCAAGTCAATCTATCTTCAATGGTTGCCTTATCAAGACCATAAGTAGTAGCTACTTGAAAAGCTAACCATTTAATAGCGTCCTCAGTAACCTCTGACTCATCAGCAAATTTGATTAAACTTTTTCCAAAGTCTGTGTCTTGAGGTGTTAGAAAGCTAGGAATAGGATATGCACGTCCTCGATAATCGAAACTCCAAGGAATATAGTACTCTTTATCTTCAAACTCTCTGACACAATTCATGGTCATTCGAGTTCTACAAGATATTCTCCATTCATTAGCATTTTTATTTCTCGCTATTGCTTTATCCTTTCTCCACTGCTTCCTTCGTTCTTCATTAGTATCTATGTCAAACGGTTGAGGTGGGTCAGGATGATTTATAACAGGACGAAATTTACCAACTTCTATTTCTAACCTTTCTAACTCCTTTGCAACCTTTACGGTAAAAGGATTTAAACGGTATTTTACTTTCTGTATTTTGTTTAAAAATTGATAGGTAGTTTCCCCCTGTTTACATAAGGGTTTACCCCTGCGAACCATTTCGTGGCAACGAGTTAGGTCATTTAAATAATAACCACCATCATGCACAAATGACCAATCTCTTGGTTCAATAAGCATCGGCCACGCTAATGGGCTAAATAGTTCGGCTAATCTTATTATTTCTTCCTTGTTTTTATGGAACTTTTCTGTTGGATTTACAAATTGCTGTTTCTTACCTCGGTGCATAACAATGTCTCTTTTAAACCAGCCTGATGATTCCATCAAACAATCTAAAAACCAAGTACCAACTTTAATTCGTTCTATTCTGTTCCAAGATTTCCATTGAACTATGCCTTCATTCTTATTCATTAGGGTTGTCATACATTTAGCTTTGTAAGCTGTACCCTTTGCTTGATGCCAATAATTTTTTTTTAATGTCTCAAAAAGCCCTGGTGCACTGGATTCATAGTATCTCATTTGACATTCAGCTTCCATGGCTGAACCTATACTTTGAACAACATTACACACTTTGCTTTTGTCTTTCCTCATGGAAAATGTATTATCAAAAGTTATCTTTGCAGTAATAGCTGCTTGTGATTCTGAATCAAGTGCAAATAAATAAGGATGTAAATGTAATTGTCTACCTACTAATATCTTTTTTCTTTCATCTTTCTTTTCGTCTATTGCTTTAACTAAATAAGGCAGCAGAGTTTCTATTGATGCGGAGCCAAATGTGGTGGCAGATGCGTAGTCTTTTTCTAATAACTTTTTAGTATCAGATCTAAACCGCTCTAAACCTCCCTTAATTTGCTTGCGCTCAAACAACTCTTGCCTTTCTAAATCAGCAGTTGTAGGCATGTGATGAGTGTGTGAAATGTACGCTAGATATATGTTGGATAATCCTACCAATATGGATAGGTTATAAATTAAGAAAGCGACTGGCTTTTGACCAATCGCTATAAAGTGCTGTACGCTAGTGTATTTATATTTTGGTTAGATTTTAAGTCCGGCGCGTCTACCAATTCCGCCACACTCCCAAGGGTTTTGGCCATATTGATTATAACAAACGCGCTTAACATAACAAAAAACCGTTATAAAAATACTTGTTTAACGACAGCAGTGGACACGCTAGATATTGTTAATATCATGCTGTTTACCTTCATCGGTAGCATGACCATATCCTAGAGTTGTCGCAATGTTCGCATGACCCATCATCTCCATGAGATTTCTAGGTTTTGTACCAGCTGCGAAATGCCATGTACCAAATGAATGGCGTAGGCTGTGGAAACAATATCCGTCCTCGCTGGCAAGGTTAATTGGATATCTGTTTATGACTTTTTTAAAGGCACGTAGTAATTGATCCTTATCTTTCCAGTCGTAACCAAATACTAAATCTCTCGCACCAGCATCTCTAGTACGTTCAACAAGCATATGCTTTAACGATGAATGAATAGGAACAGCACGATACGTACCAGTCTTGGTAGTATCTTCTCTTCTTGCACCTACATGAATGCAGTTTTGTAAGAAGTCAATACGTGATGCTGTTAACTTAAGGATCTCTCCTTGTCTCATGCCTGTGTAGGCAGCAAAGTTAACAATATCAGCTAAGTCTTGTCGTCCATGTACTTCCACAGCTGCGGTTACAATGGCTTCGACTTCATCCTTAGTAAAATGGATGCGCTGATATTTATTTTCTTTAAGTTTTTTCCATTTAGGAATCTCAAAGAAAATTAATCCATGATCTTTACAGTGATTGAGTACTGTTTTTATAGAAGACAAACATCTATTAATAGTGGCGTTCGCACGTCCATCTGTTTTGAGATGTTGTTTAAGTTCATCTATCAATGGGATAGTGATCTTTTCTACAGGAAAACCTAGTCCTCTAAACTCTGTGAAGTAGTTGGCATATGTGATGGCAGACTTTGCGCCAGTCCCATAAATCCAGGAATCACGGGTGTTTATAGTATGTTTAAGGCAATTACCCCAAGTCGCTTTGACCATAAAGAATTTGTTTAAGTTGGTTTACAAGTATTCGACCTTTAGGACTTAACTTCAGTATCTGCTTCCTTCTGTTAGTTGGATCTCGGTACTTAATTATTAGTCCTAGTCCAGCTTTATTCAATCTATGAAACTCACTGAGCCAATCAGTATTACGGCTACCACTTGCGCTTGAGAAAGCGAGTGCCTTTTCCAGATCGACCTTAAGACAGTCATCATGGGAAGCGACATATAAGAAAGTAGCAATAACTTGGGCAGGGATTTGTTTATCATGCGTCCGAAATAGCTCCACCGCTTGGGCAAGCTTTTGCATTTGAAAGTCCGTCACCCCTCTCGATGGGTCTGAGTTTGTCATCTTTTGATTTGGCTGATGGACACTGATATTCTAGCAAAATATTGCCTAAGTGGATAGAAAAGTCACAGTATTTGTCTTTTTCTATGCCTAGATAAAAAGATCCGAATGATAAAAGCTGCATAAAGGCTCCTAATTAATAATGAGAAATTCTACTTAATGTGGTGGATGTGTCAACATCATCTCGTATTTGTATTAACATAAGGTTAAGTAATTCATCCTTATGTGGATGACTTTGTATTTGTTGTAACAGTTGTTTACATCTGCGTTTAAATGTTTTAGTTTTCATTGTTGAAATCAAATGGTAGGTTGTCAGGTTTTAAGTGATACATGCCTTCCATAGTGCACATATATATTTCTTTGTTTTCATGCATACATTTAGTTATGCAGTTCTTTGCACCACGTTCGGTGTTGTAATACTTCTCTGTGTATTTGCCGTCCTTATCTTTCATACGGATAATTGCAAATACTGACTCAGGTATTTGATAGCCATATATTTTCCAGTCTTCCAACTGTTCATATGGCATTGAGGCGAAGTACTTATCAGGTGTATTTCTTATGGCTTCACAGCTATTAGGAAAATACCTTTGTCCTTTGTTCGGTTTACGTTTCATAATGGGTAACTTCCTGTAATAGGTTTAATGTCAATTAGCTCATAACCCCTGGTATCACACCAGTTTTGGGCTTTCCATGCTGCGTCTTCGTGATCATTAGCTTCCATAAGATGCCAACGCCAGTCAGACCAATGAGGAAGTACTTTAAATTCAACTTGATAAGGTTTCATACAATGCCTCGATGAGTGTGTTAGATACCTGTTCTCTTTTGAGGGGGTTTACTGACTGTCAGGCGTAGTCTTATTTGTTATCTGTAAATGGTTATAGTTTTTCCGTTATTTGAAAGTATCCTTGAATTGTCATTTGCCATTTAAATGGAAACATGTCGCCATATTCCTTGGCAACGCGTTTGTCTATTATGTTTGCGATTGCGTCTCTGTCTTGATATGTCAGACAGTCAACAACATTGATGTCCTTGGTTCTATAAAGTTGTTTGTTGTGTTCGCCTGCTTGTTTTAATAAGTCGTTATATTCAGTCAAAGTAATACCTCCTGTAGTTCTTCAATCTGTTCTCTATTTAGACAGCATGTGTTTCCTTAAGTGTTTGACGCACTGGAAATAACTCTGGCTCAGGTTTAAATGAGCTGACTATTATTTCCCATCGCATAGCTTTGTCCTTGATAGCTTGTAACTCCTTGATTACATCTTGAAAAGATGAAGAGTCATTAAGATCAGGATTACTTGCCCATGCAACTGAGTAGCATTCAGCTACAAATTCTGCTTGGGTCATGCTGCCTCCCATAAGTGTTCTCTTTTACCAAATTTTCCTATGGTGAATTGATCAGTCTTTTTAAGCTTCCCTGCATTAACTAGGTCAGTCATAGCTCTTCTTATAGAAGTGATAGGACACTTAAGCTTGGTTAAGAAGTGAACCATTGAAGGACTTAAAGGTTCCTGAGCTGATTTAAAACAGTCAAGAATAATTGCTTCTTGTGTTCTTGTATTTGTATGAGATGTAACCAGTACACTGGATACCTCATTGATAGTGTTGTAAAACATTAGTCAGTAAAGCCCCGCTCATTGCGTGGGCAATTGGATGGGAGGGAGTCGAACCCGTCCTTATGTCCTTGCATCCTTGAGTCCTTGGACAAATAAAAAAAATAAAAAATAAATATTCCAGGCAGTCACACGATTCCCTTGACCAAGTGCGACCTTGCTTGATGAGTGTGGAAATGAGTCCTTATATATAAAGAATTAAAGTGGACTTATTGACATTGCCACTAATAAATTCATGATAGTATGTGATACTAATGTGGATAAGTTAGTTATTAGATAAAGTCTTATTAACTTCCTTTGCCTTGTTTCCATGAGCTAAGAAAGCAACAACACAAGTACGCTTTGACTGTTGACATAATCCGCAGTCCTTACATGTAATGTCTCTAACCTGAGCCGGACAAACTACAACCTTAGTACCTTTCGGGGTATGGGTTGGTACATCCTTTGAGTTATCAACAACACACACAGTAGGTAGACCTTTATTAATAGCCTCATCACATTGAGTCAAAGACTCACATGATGCATTAATAGTAAATCCATTGTTATTACTAAACTTCATAGCTTCCACGTTGTGGGTTATGAGTTTGTGGTGTGTGTATGTATAACCTCTACGCCCTGAGTTAGCTTGAACTAGATCTTTTAATAGATCTAATCTTATGTGACCCTCGAAGTGTGGCATGTCACCAGCTTGGTTATGTCTCCATATTTGGTTAGGCTTTAATGCTCTAACAAAATCAGTGAGTCCATCCCAGTCTGTGCCTCGCTCCTTGTTGCTTACTTTCTGCCAGTGTTGGCGAAGATGAAAGCCTGACTTCGCATAACAACTACCGCCATAAAATGGACATGTAGTCGGACAAGTACTCTCTTCGCTTGTTGTGACTGGCATTTTACCAGTCTTGGCATTTGAAGATAGCCTTGTTATGTGTACTTGAACCATGAGTAAAATAAAAGGCTACTCTCATTGAGTAGCAATTGAAGGGGACGGAATCGAACCGTCCTTAAACCATTCTTCTAGTAATTGAACAAATATCCGACCTTGTATTACATACATAAGTGGATTAGTGGCAGTCAAGATACAAACTGCTCTATGTCCCCATTTTAGCTCAACTTATCCCGATGTCGATAGATTAAAATCAACAAATATTCTCGAATCGTCTAAACTCCAGGTATAGTCTGGGATCTCAGCGATTGTAAAGAAATTGTGAAGAATTGGCTGTATTGATCTAACTTGTGGTATGACAGTCAGTCTCAGGATTGTATCAAAGTGTTAAGCAACAGGTCGCTTGAGACTAGCGAGACTGTATAATCCGCCCGCCTATGCCTGCCTGCGTTGATGGATCGCGCCCGCGCCTGCGTTAATTGATCACACATGCGCCCAAGGAGCGAGCGAAGCGAGCGGAAACCCTTGCAATTACTGGGTTCTCGCTGGATTAGGTATCTAGCGCGCGCTTTTTGCGCCCGTCCGCCCTCGAGACCCCTATGGGGGATCCTTGGGGCCGTCGTCTAATATATATCTCCTCAGACATTTTTGCCAAAATCTATGGCGAATTGCTTCAAACCATCATCTGTTAAGTGATGACGGAACATTTTATCGAATACTTTTACCGGTAATGTGCATATATTTGCCCCTGCCAGGAAAGAATCCTCTGCTTGCTTAGGAGAACGTATAGATGCTGCCAAGATCTGTGTCTTTACACCTTCTACACAGTAAATACGTGATATATCTCTTATTAAATCAATACCACTCTCTCCAATCTGATCTAATCGACCAACAAAAGGAGAAACATACGTAGCACCAGCCAAAGCACACAATATTGCTTGGCTAACACTAAATACCAAGGTCATATTAGTCTTATGACCCAATATTGAGAGTTTTTTACAAGCTTTTATACCTTCAGCAGTACAAGGTAGCTTAATTGTAGCTACTTCTCCAAACTTACGACCATATAATATGCCGTTAGCACATAATTCCTGTGCAGTATCACCTCTAACTTCAATAGAGATGTCTTTTACACGCATGTCATACAGTTCTTTATAAACTACATCAGGATCTTCATTACTCTTTCTTATAAGAGTGGGGTTGGTTGTTACACCATCTATTATTCCAGTTGTCAGTCTATCTTCTACATCTGTAGTGATAGCTGTATCCAGAAATATCTTCATTTAAATAGTCCTATTCGGGTGAGTAAATATAGGGTTAAAACAGTCCAAAATATAATTTCCAATCCAACATTATTCATCTTTCTTCTCCGGATAGTAGCCAATAGTAAACCCACCATCCTCTGTCTCTTCTATCTGTGCATTAAATACAGAAGGAGGTTCTCCTACCTCACTTAAATAATCTTTAATAGCTGTATCTACAGTTTGTTTAGACACAATAGTTATGTATCTATCTTCTATGCCAATCAAGTAACCAAGTATTAGCCAGTTGAGTGGTTTCCAAGGAGTCTTTAGACTCTTGTATATCTTTCTAAATCTTTCTAGTTTAAGTTTAGGCATATATAGTGTTATTACGTATTCAGTTGTTAGAGGTAGGTGAGAGATAGTTCTTTAAAGTGACATCATTCACGGATGTCTATTAAAGGGGACCCGAAGGTCCCGATTACAGAGGTCCACCCTTCCCCTGTTTACATAAGGGTTAAGGATTAAACCCAGTTAGGGATCTCTTGATTGTCTTCTATTCCACGTGCCTCTTTACGTTGATCCATAGACATACCAAGCACTAGATGGTTAGCTGATGTCTGAGGATTGTCTATGAACTCTTCCATCATGGCTTCCCACTCTTTACGTTTTCTGTCTTTGATTGCTTCATGGGCTGATATACCCATGGCATCTGTAAAGTACTTAACGCCTTGAGCTAGACAGTCCAATCTGTCATCATGTTTAACTGCGCCTTTTTGTCGGCACATACGACTCATCTGGTAAAAGAGCATATAGAGGAGCCTACTTTCAGGTGCACTGTCTTTGTTCGAGTTGTAATCCCACTCAATAACCCCACGGTCAACAACAAGACGATGCTGGTTAAGAACAGGTTCAAGCGCGTCAATGATACGGTCTTCTTTCCGCACGTTTGCCCTGACTTCTTCCACGTTAATGTTTTGCCCAGTTTGGACAAGGTGTTTTCTAAATAATTCACTTACGATTCCATCTCCAAAGTTTGTTTCGATAACCAATGACGTAACTCCATACTTTCTGCATCCTCTAAGAATGTTAAGCAAGGTATCATCCGAGTAGCCGTCTCTGTATGCACGCATCTCATGCAAATAGAGGTATCCGTTTTTTTGGGATATATACGCAGCAGCAGTCTCGTCTGTTCCTCGTCCACTGGGGTCGACACTACAAATTGTCTCGGCGTAGTCAGTCCACTCCCCTTGCAGTTGCATAGGTGAATAGAAATAGTCTCCTGGAAGTCCGACAGTTGGAAGGTCTTTGAGAACATTTTGTTTGTCTGAGCACCATATGATGCTATCGGGTGCTGTAGTTGGGTTAACACTAGTAACAATAAGATCAGCCATTTTAAGAGGAAACTTTTCAGCGTCAGATAAGCTTGTGTCAAGCATGAACTGAAGCATAAAGTTACTACGTCCCATGGACGATTCTCTTTCAAGTAGGTCTTCGTTATCGAATCTATCTGGATCTGTTGTTTCCCATTTTTCTGCTCCATTGTCTATGTCTTCCTGTAGTTGTGGAGCAATTAACCCTTCGTAGGGCGTAATATCTCTAGGAAACCTAGCCGGCCAGATGAAAGGACGATAACTTCTTTCAGCAAGTTTCCTATATATAGTGAAGGTGGTTTGGGGAGTTCCCAAATACATAATGCGACTATCATCTTTAGGAGTAAGTATTGATTCAGCTTCTGTACAGAGTTGCAATAACTTTTCTCTCATTAGTTCAGTCATAGAGTTACCTGGAACCTCTACGTCATCAAGAATCATTAAATCAGCTCTACTTCCCGTTAACTGACCAGTAATACCGACTGACTTAACAGAAGGTGCTTGGTGTGGTGAACAGTTAACGTCAAAGGATATACGTGACCATCTGGCATCGTCTGATTTAGGTTGCAGATGAGATAACCAAGGAGTTTCGATTATTAACTTCTGTAGGAATATGGACATGTTGTCTGCACGTTCTTTCGATGCAGAAATGATCATTATTTTCTTTTCTGGGTCATTAAAGAGTGTCCAAAGCACAAAAGCACCAGTAATCCAAGATTTACCAACACCTCGAAAAGCTTGAATTTGGAGTCTCTTGGGTCCGTTTTGTAAATAGTCTGCGATGGCATATTGTGCTCTTGTTGGATGAGGTAGGTCTAGCTGTTCCCATAAAGCTTGCAGAAACAGCTTGAAATCGCCCTGTAAGGCGGTCAAAACATCTGTCATATACGAATGTGGATTAAATATATTTAATAGGTGCTACACGGCCACCAAGGACAACATGTTCTTGTGTATGCGGATATATTGCTTAGGTGGATAAGTTATGCAGCAATATGATCGCTTATCATTTGTTCTCTAATAGGACGGCATCCAAATGTCTCTCGACACCATCCGAGCCAATGACTACTACCTTTCCCTTGGTTACATTTCTGACAGGCGGGAACAACATTCGTTGTAAGATCTTCCCCACCTCTACAACGAGGTTTGACATGATCGAGTGTAAGTTCGTTAATTTCATAAGTTTCTCCGCAATAAACACACTGACAATTGAAGTGCTCTTTTATAGCTCTTCTCCAGAGCCGTTTAGATTCTGAACTTGTCATGGTTATTAAATTTTGTAAGTAATGTTTTGGACTAGGTAGTAGAGGGGTCATTTACGTTTCTTTCTGCTTGCTCTGTTAACTGATGGTTTTTGGG